AGCGTAAGCACCAACACTACCAGCAAACTCAGCAGCATGACTGTAGTTGTCTAGGTAATCAGTTGTATTTTTTATAAGTACTCCAGCCGATGTTCCAGCATTTAACATGCCAGTAATCGGTCGTACTACTTTCAGATTATTTCCGTATCCTAAAAAGTTCGCAGCAGTAAACCATTCTTCAAAGTTATCAGCAGTTGGTTTCCCAAATGTATCTACTAATTGCTTCTCAGACGAAATTGTTGTAATCTCATCAATCGGTCCCTTTTCCGCAGTTATCACAATTCCGCCGCTTGATGTACTTACGGCAGGAACAACATTAGTTAAATCCTTCTCAGTTACGGAGACACCTGGTGATACTTGAAAAGCCATATTTAGTTCTCCTTTATTAAAGTTTTATGTTTCAACCCTTTCACAATATTTATAACTTTTGAAAACACTAGTTTTCGCCTCTATGATAAGATACGGGATTCCAGAGTACTCCAGAGTCATCAAAGAACGAATTGTTGCGACCTTCGGGGTCATCAAGTCCGTTATCAATGAACCCAAACGGCGCCATATCAGCCTCGATAGCATTCTGTTGTTCAGTAAACATTTGCCCACGCACATCAACATCTGTCAGTTCTTTAAAGTATGCCTGATTGGCTAACCAACCAAATATTACGCAACACATTACTAAGTCATCTGTTGAACCGGCATCTGCCTCCCACGACTTGCCTTTTGATATAAATGTAGATAATTCAGCAATAATATCAAAGTCAGTAATAATTAACTTATCGCCTTCTATCAGACTCTTTAGATTAGAAGTACCAATCTTCTTAGTACCTTTTGTCATTCTTAGGCCTAGTTGGTTTCCCCGACCACTAAATCCTCCACCTAATACTTGTCCTGAACGGCCTCTTTGTGTACACATCATTACATTGTCGTACTCAATCTCAAATTGTAGTGAATCTGCGACTTGTTGTCCTAAGTCATTAATCTCAATCAAAACAAATGCACTATTATAATGTTTCGCAACTCTTTCTATGATATTTGGAAAAAGAATTGGTTTAATTTCGTTATCTCTGAACTTCGCAACTACTTTATATGGCGCCTTCGTGCAATCAAATACAACAAACGCTGAGTAGTCATTTGATAGTCCTCGTGATACATCAACACACATTGTATAGATATGGTCTTTAACAGGCATATCATACACATCTAAACCCCCACTTCGTTTAGGATTCTGAACAGCCATTGTTTTGAGTTTACTTGCAGTAATAAGTGTGTCAACACTACCTAAGAATTCACACTCAAACTCTGTTTGAAATTGACCCTCTGAAGTGTTTCTTATTGTTTCTTCTTTCCACTTTTCATCTCGACCAGGAACTTCTGACCAATGCACTTCGATAGGCACATAGTCATTTCGTTTGTTCTCTGCATCAACCCACATCTTATAGAACATATTCATTCCGTGAGGTGTAGATACAATCATTACTTTAGATGATTTACCAGATGATACTGTAGGATATACAGAACTAAAGAATTCTTCTGCAATGTTATTTGGAACATAGGCGAACTCGTCTAAGAATATGATGTTAAAGGTACTACCACGAACAGCACTAGAAGATGTACTCGCCGCTACGATTTTACTTCCGTTTTCTAATTCGATAGAACCTTTATTCCAGTTAAGAACGCCCTGTTGCATCCACTTAGGTAGATGTTCGTAAGCCAGTTGCAATCGCCCTAACAAATCTCTTGCAGTCGAAGATTTGTTGGCGAGTATTGCAATATTCACATTTTCATTGAATAACACATAATGTAAGAGGTATGAAACTATGATTGTTGATTTTCCACTTTGTCTAGGCAGTTTGCAAATCGAAAAACGATTCTCGTGAAATGTATCAACCATTTTTTCTTGAAACTTGTACATATCAAAAGGCACTAGACCTTTATCAATTGTAACAATCTTCAAGTATTTTCTAATAAAGTATTTTGGGTCATCTAAACACTTGATGACTTCTTCAACTTGTTTTTTTGTAAAGCGGGACTTGGTATGTCCCTTTTTCAAGTTCGGATTTCCGAGGTAGGATGCTGCGTCCTGCTTAGACATTCTTAAACTTCCCCTCTTCCCAATCAAACTTAGGGTTTTTAATTCTGTTATACACCGTAGGCATTGTGCATCCAAATTTGTCCATAACTTCTTTTAGTCCCAGATATGTTTTGCCTTCGATAATATATGTTTTCATTTGCCAGGGGCGATGTTTTATTTTGCCCCAATATGCTTTGTTAGACTTTGACTTCTTCTCACAGGTTTCTTTTGAGTGCTTTCTACCAATATTGCTTAGAGATGCTTTCGCAAAGTTCTCTCTACTTCTTTGTAGTTGTAGGGGTGTTTTGTTTTCCCTTCTATTCGCAAAACTCTGTGCTTGTCTTGTCGCTTCTGCTACAGGTATTTGTCCCGATAACATTCTGTATGCTATCTGGTCATACTCACTACCGTATTTCTCACACAATTCTAAGTGTGCCTGTGCGTGTTCTTCTATCGTCAGTTCGACAATATTAGATGGGTCGTCTGTTCCCCCAGCATGTCTTGGTATTATATGGTGCTTGTGCCTCGTCATAACTCTATTATACTATAGTTCGCTTACAAAGTCAAGCATCACTCTCTCTATTCATAAATATATAAAGTTTCTCACCTAGTAAATTGCCCATATGATAGTCAGACATGTAATGAAACCCGCCTTTGACTCTTCCTAGACCACACTCGTTTCCTGCTCTCAGTAATTCTTCTGCGTGTGCAGGATTCTTTTCTGCCATATATCTTGCAACCAATCTTGATTGAGTGGCGTGGCCGCTCGGATAAGACCTTGATTTATTTGTTTCGCTCGGCAATGTATTTAAAGAAGGTTTAACTTCTACAGGTCTATCACGATTAAAACTACCCTTGAAGTAACCAATAATATCAGTCGCCTGTTTGATTAACTCTCTCATTTCTTTACGGTCAAACTCTACACCTTTTGATTTGCAATATTTTTCAACTGCATAAAATGGTTCATGGTCATGATTTCTGATAGACTCAACATCTTCTGCTGTTCTTGTTTTAACCGCATTTTCTACCTCACCAATCTCGTCTGAGTTTTTAGGGTGTGGTGGTAGTGTAATACTTTCTTCTAAACCTGGTCTGAAATAGTTCATTGTTTCTTTTCTTTGAGTAGTTTTGTTAGTTCAGTTGTAGAGCCTACAAACAATGCGTTTGTTACACTCTTGGGACCTGTGTTTGGTACCTCTTTGAGTTTCTTGAGTTTTTCTTGCATTGCCATCAAATCTTTAGATACATCTGCAACCGTTTTTATCAACTGTCCTGCAACCTCATACGCACGAGGATGTTCTCCTTCTTTCGCTAGTGCTAGTATGCCATCTATTGCATCATTTCCTTTTTCTAGCATCTTATATAGATTCTCACGGCCTGTATCGAAATCGACTTCTGCATCCTTATCTTCAGGAACTGCAATCTGTGTTTCTTCAACTGTAGAAATCTCTGAGGCTTCGATAACCTCAGGTGTGATATTTAGAACTTCGTTTAGTTTGTCATCAATAGAACTCATATTAAAAACCCTTTTTTATTTAAACATCATTACCTGTTTCTTCATCATAGTTTAAGCCATCATTGAAAAAATCTAATGTTGTTGTGTATGTATATGTGTCGTCTTTATCTGCACTCGTTGGATTAGGAGTAACTGTAACTCTTTCACTTCGAGATGGACTCTGGTCAGATGAGTCGGCATATAAGTCTGCCGATACTGTTTTGATAATAGCAGATGTACTTACAGGTCCATATAGATATATCTTTGCAGTAAAGTTTAGTGTATATTCGATTCGTCTTGTTGTTGTTAAGTCGCCTGCATACGAATCGTCATAACCTACATTTTCTAGTATGAACGGTATATCTCTCTTTGTGTTCATTGTAGAATTTTCAATCATTGTTACTGTGTAATCTGGTTGAAAATAAGGTAGTATTTGTTCAACAATCTGTAGACCGTCATCTGAATTAGATGTAAACACACTTAACGAAAAACTAACATCATAAGGCACAGGTGAGTATTGTGTATTTAGTTTTGTTGTGTCTGCATTTGTTGTAACAACGCCTCTCTTTTGATTCTTGTTTAACTTTCGAGAAGCATCATAACTGTAACCATTGATTTCAAATGACATACGAGGTAGAGTAATAGCCACACTTGAATCTGTTCCAGTTAAACTCGCTTGTTGTTCTAATCGTGCAATAAACTTCTCCCTTGGCGAGTAAGACAAAGGTACTTTAATATTCTGTAAAGGATTCCCGCTAGAATCTAAGCGTTTGATATGAATATTATTAAATATCGTACCGAACGCAATTACAGTATTGCGAATTTGTTTGTGGTAAAAGTGTTCTCCAAACATTAGTAGTCGTCAACCTCCCCAAACGGGTTCCGTTCGGAGAAATCAAGTATGTCGTCAGCAGTGGAAGAAGTGTTTGTGCCGGCCGCAGTTTCAAATGCCTGCCCCATGTCAACAGGTTGTTGAGTCGCCATTGTGAAGTCCTCATTGACAAAGTAATCAATCGCCCCAATACTACTTTCCAATACAAATGAACCTGTTTCATTCTCTAGTGAAAACTGGAACTGCATTGTGTCAGTTGATAAGTCATCTTCGGTTGAATCAATAGCCGTGATACCAGTATCAAGTCTTTCGGAAGCATACTCCCAAGTTGTGCAGCTGAGTTTGTAAATCGGTAAGGCACTTTGTTGATAGAATGGTGCTTCGTGTTCTACAAACTGAATCTCGAAGAATTTTTTAGTCGTTGGAAAATAAACTAAATCTCCCTCTTGTGGTCTTTCAACAACTAAATCATTATTGTTAGAAATCAAAGTTTCCCATCTCAACTTAGAAACCGTAAATGTAATATCATCCCTTAATTCCAAACCAAACTTCTTAATAATTTCTTGTTCGCCCATATAACCATCCGAATTATCAACATACATTTCAATAATATAAGAATCGTCAAATGAGCTAGCAGGATCCTCACCAAAGATTGAGTCCTTGTTTGCTAATTTTCTTGGTAGATAATAGACATCCTGACCATAAATGCCAAGCTGCTCAATCACCAAATCCTCATACAAATTTTGTTCCGAGGTAGTTCCTGTTGAAAAGTAAGGATTCACTGGCATGACTTACCCTTGCTGCATGTGTGGTGGTTCTTCATAATTAAGTCTGATTTCTTCTTCTAATTTTGATTGTTCATCAATAGCAGAAGAAAACAATTCAGGTCCGTTGAGCGTTACGCCACCGAGCATCGCTGTGCCTGAGAATTTAGATAAGTTTTGGCCCCATTGTCTTTTTATTAATGTTGTTGCATATCTTTTTAGATACAGGTCATCAAAAATATCAGTATGGTCATTTGGGTCTAATTTACGATAACATTCAATAATTATATACTCATCTGCTGTAATATCATTTGACCAATCTTGGTCGATATACAGTCTGTTTGATAATTGATTAAATCGTATTGGTTTCTCGCCCACTAAAATGTGGTCAAGAAAGTCTAAGTGTTGCATAGTCATTTGATAATG